GAGCTTGCGGAGACATCACTGGGGCCGGTGCCCGCCCGCCCACTTCATCCGACAAATTGGGGCCGGGGAGTATTCCCTGCTTCTCTGCCACTTGTTTCGCAAGATTCCCGAACAGGCCCCCGCTACCCTCGGCTTTGTCGTTTAGCCGAGGGTCTAGGGCTCGCCGCTGAACCTTGAGGCCCGGCGTCGTCAATAGGCCCGGATTAGCCAGGGCCTGATCCTTGCCTGGAGCCGAGATAGCCATTGGCAACCCCCCGCCAACATAGCTCGGGAGGGGCTGGACCGTGGTTTTCATGGTAATGTCCTGCCCCAGCCAGTCCAGGAGGGCAGACAGCATATCCTCCCCCCCAACTTTGGCCTGGGCCTGGAGATTCCTGGGGTCCACGCTGACCCCGCTTACCTTCTGATTCCTGAAGGACGCTCGCTCTTGAGCCTCATCCCCGCCGCCTAGGAGGCCCCCCACCAGCTGAGCCCCAATCATCGCGGCGTCATCCCAGCCCATTGCCATTTACGGCTCCTCTTTGCCCAATGTAATGATTACATCCGGGAGCTGAGGCTTCGTCCACGTCAGCATAAAGGCCATCGTGAATCCCGCCCGCCTAAACATCTTGGCATCCTCCGGGTCCTCAGCGGCCACCGTGAACGCCTTCACTTCCTCATACGCCTTCGTCGCTTGCTGCATCAGCTGCAGTAGAATGCGCTGGGCTCGGTCCCGGAATGTCGGGGCTAAGTAGAAGCGCATCAGCGCCGAGTCCCCCTGGACAATCAGTGCCACAAAGCCGACCAGCACATCCCCGTCCAACGTCGAATCGCTCAGAGCGTAGAAGTCTGGGGCGAACGTCTCGCACCGGCCTCTCATTGCGGTTGACGTGGCCGGCCGTGTCCCGAGAAACCGAGCGGCCCTGTCCATGTCGTTCCGTGCCCAGTCCCAGAGCTGATCGAGGGCAGCATCATCGGCTTCGACAATCGAGAGAGACTGGGATAACGCCGACTGGATATCCGCATCCGTATCCGGCGGAATCGCTGCTGTCCACTCTTGTTCGTCGGGATAGTCCTGTTCCGACCCGCCATCGAGAGCATCAGCTTGCTCCTGTAACTCCTCCCGTGACTTAAACGGGGCTACCTTCTGTGTTGTCGGGGGGGCTGGGATGCGCCCCTGTGCCCTCCCGAGCTTCCCTGCTAGTCCCTCAGCTGGGCTCTCTCCACGCCTCAACTGTCGATGCTGTCGTGCTCTAGCCATGCTCTCTCCTCACGGCTGAAATTGCCAACCAAAAACCCCTAATGGTTTCCTTCCAACATCCTTCCTTAACCCCACCGGGGCTAGGGTAGCACGAAAACTGTGAGTTGTCACGGCCTATTTTCAGGCCCAATTTCGTCTAATGGAATCGCACGTGAGGGGTTATGTTTTTCCCGATAGGCGTCTACCACATCAGGGGTATGCACAGCTACTGCAACCCTCCGCAATCGGGCATCTGCTGCGGGAGGAAGCGTATTGATCGGTGTGAGCGTTGAGCGGGTATAGGCTGGGGGGCCTAGGCGAACCCCGTCCTCAACGAAATAGGTGGCGTGGCGGACCTGAATCACGCCATCCTCCATAATCTCGATGCGGTCAATGACTTCTTGCCGTGTAATCATTACAGTCTCTCTACGTTCCTGCGTAGTATGAAAAGCCCATAAACAGGGTCGCTGTTGCTAAGTCGGCATTGGTGACGGCTGTTCCCCCTGAAGAGGTCACAGCAGCCACATAGGCCGCATTACTCGGCACCACGCCAATAGCTGAGGCGGCCCCGTTCCCATTCAATATCCAGGTGCCAAACATGGGGGTTTGCGTGAGTGTGACTCCGGCGAAGGGTAGGGAGACTTTAGCCTGACTGACATCGGCCGTTGCCGGATACGTGAGCCGCCAGCCCACCAGCACATGGCGACCAATCTTGACGTAAATTCCCTGGACATCCGTAAATGTCAGCCCCGCCCCGCTCTGGTCGGATGGCGTATAGGCCCCCTCCTCATACTCATCCAGCACGTTCGGGTCGCTGGAGGGGTTGGCCGTAGCCGGGAACACTACTTGCCCAGGCTGGGTGCCGGTCGTAGACACAACGGTCCACCGTTCACGGCCCGGATCATAGTAGAGTTCCACTGCCCGCCGGGGACCAATAACAAAGTCTCGATCATGGGGCAGATCGAAACGATAGATGTCTGTTGACCCAGCATTTTCATGGGCCAACGTAATTGCATCCGTGCTGTCTCGGTTCCGAACAATAAGCAGCCGTTTCTGGAATTGTGAGAAGTGCCGGATACCTGTGATGGTGACAGCGGCCGTAGGCTCCACTTCAAAGCCGCAGGCCGTATCAATCCCGGTTGGGGTGTAGTTGTGATAGGTGCCCGAGACATCTGGGGGTCGCAGCATCGCCCCCTGTGAAACCGTTGCGGGGTTCCCGAGGTCATTCAAGCACCACGGGCCAATCGGCCAATACTGCCCAAACACTTGGCGACTGGTGCCTTGGGGGCGCACCCGGCGAATCTCCTCAATCTGACCAAAGAGATAGGAGAGGGCGTCCGCTGTCGCCCGCATGTTCCCCCGCTCTACTTCAGCAAGGTCCCGAAAAAGTCCTTCTCCGATGTCATCGGGCATGGGTTAGCGCGTGGCTCCCGGCAGCACCTGATACATTTGGTCAATCGCTCGGAGCGTCCATGGTCCTGTATCTGCAGTTGAGGTGAGCTTAATTCGCCACCCCGGCCCTGTGAAATACTTCCCAGCTCGTGCGTTTGCTGCAGGATACCGGCCCGGCACCTTGACGCGGGAGGTCCCATTGATAACCCGTGAAATGATTGGGGCATCCGCATCGGCAGCATCATGCGACAGAATACCCACAGTTAAACTGGTTGGGGTTGCATCCTTCGCAAACAACAGGAACAGATTTGCCAGCCGTTTTTCGTAGCTGTATTCCGGGAGGCCATTCTCTTCTATGGGCGGATAGAGAGGCTTCGAGAGGAAAGTCGCAATGATGTCTGCCCCGTCCTGGTCCGTGCCGTTCCAGAGGCGATACAGTAAGGCCCCCGTTGCAACCCGAGCATCCCCAGCCAGTAGGATACGAGCTGAGCTGGACTCTGCTGGTGTAACATGGCCAAAATTCGTGCCTGTCCACTCATGGAAGGTGCCGAACGCGTAATTCCAGGCCACACTCAGACTCGGTTCCGTGTCATTGTCGGCCGGGAACACCCAGACAAACATCTGATGCTCTAAGTCGTCATAGGCAAAGGACTTCCGGGCATGTGTCAGATTCAGCCGGGCCAGGGTGTCAGTCTTGGCGTAACTGATAATCCGGTCGTTGGTGCCGTCGAAAATCCGAATGTCTTTCTGGGGGGTCATGTAGGCCAAGACGTTCCGGTCTACTGGAACCGGCTCCCCCTCTTGATTGAGATAGACAGATCCGGCCGGCACTCTGACTACTGTGCGCCCAGACACAGATCCCGTCTTCGCCGCATTGGCCCGGCGTTTCCGCCAATCCAACCGCTGACCCACCACTTCACCTGTCCCGCTAATTGTCCAAATACTGTTCTCCAGGAAAATGACAATCATGCCATCGAAGTCGCCGGCCCCCCCGACGATAACGTCACCGAGGGATGCAGCGTCTGTCAGCTCGGAATAGCTCCGGTCCAGATACACAGAGGCGGCATTGCCGGGGTCACTATGCCAGAGCCGGCGAGGGTAGGTGTCTGTGCGGAGATACCACATGCGACCCTTATGGGCCACACAGAAATACGCCCCGACGGGAGGAGCATCGCCATGGGAGGCCACAACGGCTAATGCCTCACGTCCCAGCAGGTCGATATCGGGAAGGTTATCGACGTAGGCGACGACAAGGCGACCATCAGAGTAGGCCAGAAAGTAATAGTCCAGGCCCGTCCCAGAAGTCCTCCAGATTTCATACCCTACCACCGTGCCGTCGGCATCAGCCGTCCACGCAAGCGCAATGGCACCCCGAGAGATTTGAAAGGATGCGCTGGCCACACTCGCAATCTTGCGCTGCTTGTTCGCAAGAATGGGGATGACACGATACTTGTAGGCTCCGTCCAGGGGGCCACTGCCAGAGGCTGCAAGTGTGGGGGCCGCTAACTGAGTGCCCCCAGCTACGGTAAGCGCCGCCCCGTCCCAGATGCGAGGGGTAATGACTCCATTTGTGATAATGAGCTGATCCCCAAACATGGCGAAGTCGAGAATCGTGCCAACCGAACCTGCACCAAAGTCTGTGATAAGGGTCTTCGTGACGCCCAGGTCTGTGCTGTAGTGCAGCTCCGCTTCATTCACTCCATCATCTAGGAGCATTAAGACTTGCCGGGTCGTGGCTCCCGCTGCAATCTTCCTGAACTGATAGAGGCTCCGCACAAATGCAGCCGAGCCCCCTGTATCCGTGGTAAACGCGGCGGCATTCTGGCGGGTATAACCGTCAATGGTCCGAATCTGCCCGAGCTTGTCGATGTAAAGATTAATTGACCCCCCAGGGCTATAGGCTTGGGACAGAATGAAGGGGGATTGAGCCTGACTATCCCCGAGGAGCGCAGGGATTTTCTGTGACATGAGTGGGAGGTAGCCCATATGTAATGATTACACGAGGGGGGAAGAACGCCTGTTACGGATGACCCCTGTCTGTATCTGTAAGGCAACAATGGACTTATCGTGATCCCGTATGGCGGCCTTTAGCTCCACAACATCCCCGAGAAGCCCGTCAGCCGGATCTTTCGTGCCGATGTTGCGCCTCATATCCCGAATTTCGTCTCGGACGGTAATGAGAACTGAGATTCCCTTCCACAGCCCAGAGACGACTGCGATAAGATTAATGGCGAAGGCGGTTACAACCGCTGCATCCATGTTATTGGCTCTGGGATGGAGCCATCATCTGATAGCTCACGCTCACGGCTTCCTCACCATCGCCGTGCAGCCGCGGTCATCCGTCACCGTGAGCACGTGCTTGCCGTCTGCCCGCCACTCGAGCGTTTCTTTGAGCCAGCGCTTCGTGCCGACGCCGAACGTGATGGAGCGCGTCCCGGTGTTCGAGGTCGGCCACTTCACGCCGCTGATCACCAGCGGGTTACTGACGCACGGATCGGACGGTGGTGGAGGAGGCGGAGGAGGCGGAGGCGCCACGGCACCGACCTGAACCGCCAGGACGCCGGCCCGCGCCTGTTCCACGCTCCCGGTAAATACACGGGCATCGAGCGTGTAGGCACCTGACACGAACGAGACCGTCGCGACCCCTTCAAAGAGTGACCGACCTGAGGCGTTCGGTCCCTGCACGCGCGTGAGCGCCTGGACTGGGCGTTCCGTGCCGTTCACGAGCAACGCGGCATCCGTTGGCGTGCCTGTGGCGCACAGCTGCACCCGATAGGCGGCGCCGGGGGTGATGGTTTGGGACGTCGGCCAGGCGGCATCACAGGGGTGCGCCTGCGCGAATGCCGGCGAGGCGACGAACGCCAGCATACACAGACTTGCAGCGGCGAGTTGGGCTAGAATCGTCAGCCCAGATGAGCCTCGCCCCAAAACCGCTGTCGTACCACTGGCGCAGCTATCTCCCACTGATAGCCGCCTTCCGCAACGGACCGCAATTAGCATGGGCGCACCACTACCGGCAACCCCTCGATTGCGCCGTGCTCTGGAGCGGCACCGTCATTCGCAACGCCGGCACACGCGGCGGCTTTGTGGATACCGTGGTCGAAATTTGGGGCCATCAGGAATACGCCCCGCGCGGATTCTACGCACCGGCCAACCATCACGTCGTCCTCGACCTGGGCGCGAACGTCGGTCTGTTCAGCCTGTGGATCGCGCATCACGCACGCGAGGCGCGCGTCATCGCCTTTGAACCGCATCCCGAGAACTTCGCAACGCTGCAGTCCAACACGCGCGGGTACCGCATCGAGACACACTGCGCGGCGCTTAGCGCGACGTCCGGCCTGGGACACGTCGTCGACGGCGGCGAACGCAGCCTCGATCACCGACTGGTGATTGGAGACGGCACAGTCCCGGTCCTGACACTCGATCGCGCCGTCGCGCTCGCTGAATCCGACCGCATCGACTTGCTCAAGGTAGACATCGAGGGTGCGGAGGCCGACATGCTCGCCGCCGCCTCGCCGGACACCCTGCGACGCTGCCAGCGTATCGTGCTGGAATACCATGACCATGTGCGCCCTGGCGGACTCACGCTGATCACGCAGGTACTGGCCAGAACGCACACCATTCACGCGATTACAGGCGACGAGCGGTACGGGATGCTCTACGCCGAGCGGACGCATTAGCATCCACCGGCTCCACGCAACAGCAGACCGCCGGTGCAGGTCGGCCCACCCCCGCCAGATGCAGTTAGCGATACAGCAACGGCTGCCCATGGAGTCATCGAAGCATCGCCGGTGATTGTCGTAGGCGTGCCAGCCGTCGTGCTGTCCCACAGGTAAGTCACCCCGTTTGCGCCCACGTGCTCAAACTGTTCGGTGCCCGTGGCCCCTGGGCCGCGATTCGTATCGACCTGCGTGCCGATGATGATCATGATCATCGTATCGCCGGATGCGTTGTTTACAGAGATGGTTGGAGAGTTGCCGGTATCATTGGCGACGGCTGGCGTTCCCAGGCCGCCGACACTGGAATAGCCAAAGGCATCACCCGTGATCAGATTGATGCTGGCAGATGTCGTGATCGTGATCGTGTGCGTCCCCGCCGTGGCCGCCGCTTTGCGATAGAGCGCCGCGATACGCCCCGAAACACCGGGAGGAGAATTGGTCCCAATTTGAGTAAGGCCACCATCCAGATCTGATGTGACCGATGATATCGATGGGGTGCTATCGTGCGCGACTTGAATCGCCACGAATAGATCGTCACCAGCGGTGACGGTATACGACAGCGTAGATAGCGAGCTACACGAGCCGCACTCTACGTGCGACGACGATGACCGATAGGTAGGCGCTGCCTGAACAACGGACGCGCTGAGTAGCAGGATAAGCGCGAACAACAGACGTGTCATGGGTTAGCTCCCCGCCACTGCAAACTCAAAGAGTCGCGCACCGCCGCCTCCGCCGCCCTGCCCCCAGAAGACATACAGTTTGTTATTCACAAACTTGGCGCCGATGATGCGCTCCCCTGACTGATCGCCACCATTGTCAGTAATCCCCGCAAGGAGACTCTTGATGCTCCACGCATACGTCGGTCGCACTTTCCACGCCGAAATCGAACCGGCATACCCCTGCGCGATGGTCGTCGGGTTGAACACGTGAATCTCGTATTCCTTCGACTCTGAGCAGCCCGAACTGCCGCAGTACCACGTTTTGCCGTTCTGCAACGACGCGATGCACACGAAGCCGTGCTTCGTTCGAGTGCCCGCATCGTTGTCGATCCATTGACAGGTGTTGTTGTAGGTGTCGTGGGAGTTCCAGCGCGCCCACCCGTCTGGATCAGAGGGAGCCCCTGCAGCCGTTGGCTCAGACGTGTCCCAGAGCCCGGAATCCAACACCCCAATTTTCGGAGCCAGAGACCCGAGAGGACCGACCAGCGTAGCGTTCGAGATCGTTCCCGCCGAGGCCGTGAGGGTCAACTGCGTGGCGCTATCAACACTCGCGACTGTGTACGGTGTCGCGTTGATGTTGACCTGATACGCTGTCCCGTTCTCGGTCATTCCGCCCACGGTGCCAGAATAGCCAGCCCACCAGCCTTTGTTGGAGAAGTCGAATGCGGCGCCGGGCACATCGTCATACGTGACGGTCGTGCCGGACACATCGACGTTTCTGGTGATTTGGTCGGGGTTCGAGCGGGGGTCCCCACTGTCGAAATAGTTCGCGTGGGTCAAGGTGGCACGAATGCCGCGCTCAACCGTGCGACTGGCGTAACTCCCGCTATACCAGTCGGCTCCGTTGCAGTGACTCCCTCGATGATCGGCGGCGATCGTGTAATCCGTCGTCGGAATCCCGCCCGTTGTGACATCCCACGACAATTCGGTGTAGACACCGTGCGGACGCGGGAAAAACAAAAAGAATGGCCCGAGCGACGGAGTCCTGCCGGAACAGAGGCTCGTATAGCCGCCCCACCCGGTCAGGTATTCCTGCGTGCTGTAGGTGTTCTTGAACCACGTCGGCACCTTCATCACGCCGCCGTAGGTCGCGCGCATCCCGACCGTGTTGTATCCCCAATACCCTTGCAGGTTCGACAGGACATCGGCATCGCTGACGGTCCACGTCCGCAGCACCGTGATCGCGTCCTGGTCACACCCTGCCTGCGGATAATCACAGGCGTGGTCCACCCAGAGCTCATCGTCGCTCCCTGAGACGTTTTCATTGAACCACAGTCCGATATGCGGAGACCCGGCCCCAAGCAGGTAGGGGTCTGTGTTCATCCATGTGCGCCACGTGACGTTTTGCCCGAACGACGCGGGAAGCGTGAACTCCCGCAGATACATGGAGCTGCTGATGAGCCCGACGCCAATCGCGAATCGCAGGGTGCCGCTGACCGTGCGAGCCGTGAACCCTTGCGCGTAGTTCGCATTGTCCCCGGTCCCCATCTCGTAGTAGCCGGAGTAGGTGAAATCCGCTTCCGTCAGGAGCGCACGATCCCCGCCCCCGCTCCCACTAGACCGCAACCGGATCTGCGCATCGGCTGTGACGGTAACGAGCACTGCCAGGACGAGCGCGAGGATGGCGACCAGCGCCAGGGCTCCAACCCTCCAACGTCGATTGAGGCTCATGAGTAAGGTCAACATACGGCTCTCGTGCCCCAGCCGTCCACTGCCGAAGCGTCTGGACGGGGACCCCTGGCCATCTTCCGCGTCGTCACTTTACGCCGTCCGGTTTTTGGGTGTTGCGCATCGCCTGCTCCACAGCAAGGCCGGTTTCGGCATCACGGCAAATCTGTGCATCAAGCGGGAGGCGCACGGTTCGCCCGTTCTTGAACATCACCACCTGGACGCACTGACCCGCGATCAGCGCCGTCGAAGATGACTGCTGAAAGGCCGAGAGGTTCTTAACGGGCTTAGATGGGTCTACGTAATGCGCCGCACACCCGGAGAGCAGAAGCAACGCGAGCAGGCTGATGATCCTCATGGTGCCGCCACCACAGCCATCGTTCCTGATATTTGCGCGGCCTGTCCGGTCACGGCACAGATCACAGTATTCGTGGCGCCCGTTTTCAGGACCGTTGCCGAACCGTTCCCGAGGGCAATACCGCCGTTCGCCGCGAAGCTCCAGCCCGTCGCCGCAGACGTGCCGCCCGCCATCCCTGCCGTGACCGACCCGCAGCCGTCCGAGTCGTCGTAGACAATGGCGATCGTTTGCGCCGCCGCCGCGACGAGGTTGACCGAGCACACGTAGTAGTTCGTTGAGGCGCCCGCCAGCGCGGCCGTCAGCTCCGTCGTCGTCGCGGTCGAAATATTGATCGGAATGTATGTCTTCGCCACACCCGAACATGGGTCCAGCGAACGCGTCCAGAGCAACCCAAGCACATCGACGTTGAACGTCGAGTAATCCGCATCGGTTCCGCCCGACACCGCCGCCGCGTCAATCCGGCGTGCCCAGACAGGCACTCCGTAATCCGCCGACGCATGCGCATCGTCTTCCAGCTTCCCAAGTTGCTTGCTCCCGTCTTCGTTGACGAGGAACGCATACGCAACGCCCTGAAGCGTGGTTGCAAGGGGATTGGCTTCTTCCTCGGTGCCAACGTTCGTCGTTGTAGGCAACGCGGCGCCATCAAACTCTTTGTAGGACGTTAGGACGCCAGGACCAGTCGTCCCGAACGCCGTTCCGACCGTCAGGTCTGTTGCCAGCGAAGGGATCGCCCCTGCGCTGGTCAAGAGCGTCACGTAGACCGCGCCATAGTCGGTCCCGCGCAACGCCACATTGTCGCCATTGGTCGATGCAATACCCGCAGGCGTATCCGCCCTGACCACGATCATGGCGTTCCCAACAGGGTCCGCCGCCGCCGCCGCATCTTCGGTGTATTGCGCCCCGCCAGAACAACCTGAGTCGCAGATGACGTTGAGAGCCCCCGCGCCGTCAGTAACGGTGAGGGTGGCGCTGGAGTCGATGATCACGTTCAATGCACCGGCGCCATCCGTCACGGTCAGCGTGGCTGACGAATCAATGATGACGTTCAGGGCTCCAGCTCCGTCTGTCACCGTGACCGTTCCCGTGACGGCCGTCCCAGAATCAAGACCAGCCAAGGCCGCTTCGATGCCGTCAACGGCGGCCAGCACATTTAGTTGGGTCGCTTCCAGCGTGTCGCTGGTGCCCGCTCCCCCCCCGCCTCCTCCGCCTCCGCCCCCACCAGTGCTGACAGCATTGAGCGCCAGATTAAGAGTGCCAGTGCCTGGGGTTGACACCCGAACACGAAAATAGCGCCAACCTGCAACAGACCCCTCCCATGCACCATTAGCTGTTGCCGTCGTTGTCGCCGTCGTTGTTCCGGGAGGCGTAAGACTCCGAGTGACCCATGTCGATCCAGTGCTGCTGACTTCAAATGTGACTGTGCCAGTCCATGTGCCAGTAATCTGGACCGTCGCTGTTCCCATCCGCTCCGTAGTCATCTGGAGCGAACCAGACCCACTCCCTGCTAATGATCCAGTGCTACGGGCATAAGAGGGAGCAACAATGGTTTGGGCTGTAGCTGTAACAGCACACAGCAGATATCCGATAAGGATCAGTCCGATAATACGCTTCATCGCTACCCCCTATGCCCCGAGAACCGAACTGTGACCCCGGCGCCGTCGGCGGCCTGGAGCATACGGACCCGCGTGGAATTGAGCATTCCATCGTAGCTGAAACGGTCAACCTGTCCGGCGGCAGAGAAGGGCACGGTGCCCAAAGGTGCCCAGGCTCCCGAGTAGTCAGGATGTCCGGCCGTCTCAATCACGGCCTCTCCCTGACTCACACTAACTCCCCATTCCAGATACCACACATGCTTCGTGATCGCATGGTTTCGACCTGGACCGACAACAGCCGACTTGGAATCAGCGGCCACAAGTGCGGAAAACAGCGGGTTCTGCGTGCCCGCCAATACCAGACCGTCTACTACGCATCGCATAAGCTGTGCTCCGTGTAATGATTACATCTGGCGTTAGCGGGCGCCGATTTTGGGCGGCCACATCACCCGAGCCTTTGGCAATTCTTCGTGGATGAGCTTCTCGGCCTCCATGGCACCTACCCCCGTTTCGTTCATGACCCCCACGATCGCGCTATCCAGCTTGTCCTCTCCCTTCATAGGGGTCTTGGGGTCCTGCTTGGACAGCTCCTCGATTCGGAGAATGGCATTTCGCACCTTCTCACGTAGCGCGGCTTCCTGCTCAGCTGTGATCTGAATCTTCATGTAGGCAAACCCCCTCTTCAGGAGGCCCACCAGCAGAGTAGCCGCCGCTGTCGCCAGAGCCGGGAGGGCCAGCTGAAGCAGCCCGTCAGAGATGGAGCCAAAGAGGCTGTCGAGTCCAAGTAGCGCCATCATCGCAATCATGTCAGTCCTCTCTCGTTACGTGTCGTGTGCTTCACTGTATTGCAGAGAATCTGCCCCCTGCCGCGTAAATCGCTTGAGCGCTTTCACCACAACGGAGAAGGCAGCTTCGGCCTCCCCTTGAATCCCATCCAGGTTACGATTAAGCCCCACTCGCATAAGTTTCGCCGCGAAGGTCGGGATAACTAATGCCACTTCATCTGGATAGGCGAACGTATTCGCTGCTGCCGTATAGTCGGCCTTGGCCCAGAGCCCATACGCCCGGACGGTATAGATGGCATCCGGGATGGGAGTCCAATAGAACAGCCCCCCAGGTCCTGTCGCCCAATATTCCCGAGGTGAACCCGAGCCCTCAGCCACAGACTCTGACAGCTCCGAGTAGGGCCACGCCATCCCCACCACATGACCCCCGACACCCTGGACACGAGCAATCTGTCGGACGGACCTGTCAGTGACTGAAGAAATCAGCCAGGGGTCCCCATCCAGACGCTTCAATGTCGAGGGCCATGTTGTGGTTTCGACATCGGCAGTCGTAGTGAATGTCGAATGAGTCGCCAGAAAGTCCGCTTTAGCTGCTGCAACAGCCTCCCACCAATCCTGCACCATGTTGACAGCCGTCAGCCCGCGCACAACATCATCGCCGCCTGCAATCAGGTCCAGCTCGTTATCCCCGAGCATGCACCTATCAAAAATGGTCTGCAGAGTCATGGGGTATAGAAGTCTTTCTCTTTCTGGTCCCTTTCGGCCTGCAGCATCTCAGCTGGCAGATTCCACTTCCGCCGGTCAGCCCGCCAGTTGGCCTCTCCCCGGCTCGGGACTACCGAGTCATTAAGAGCAGACTTACTCCCTGATCCTGCTGAGGAGATCACCTGCGTTCCCTTCCGATACTCGTTCTGGAAATCCTGCCGTTCCCCCTGAAAGGTCTTATCCCGTGACTCGATCTGCCGGCGAATGTCCTCCTGAATACGGTCGAAGTAAGCGCGGGCGTTCGGATACCGCTCTCCCGAAATGAGATAGATGTTATGGAACATCAGCTCACTCAATGGGATGGGAACATGTGTCTCTGCATGTTCCCAGATCATCAGAAGCTGCCAGCCGACACAGCCCAGCATCTGAATAGTGTCCCGCACCTCAGGGTCGGGGTCATGACCAATTCGGGGATTCTTGACCCAGAGGATGTATCGCTCATGGACAGGCGAGAAGACTACGCAAAGGTCTGGGTCAATCTCTCGGAGTCGTTTGGCAAACCATTCGGGAGGGGACAGCGCCCCCTCCCGGTCAGGATGCCAATACCACGGCAGAATCTCTGGCCCCGGCCTCGGTCCCGTGGGCTGATTCAGAGCAATCCCGAACGTCTCGCGTTCATGGGGTTGCCGGCGTCTCCAGCGGGGCATGGACTTACGCCTCCACCGTTTCCTGTTCCGTCGAACGTGATGGAGCCTGCACCCGCTTGGATTGGTTGCCGGACTTGCCGGACTTCATCCGCTGGTAGAGCAGCCGATGCTTGTCCACCTGGGAGACGTTCTCCTCAATCAGGTGGCGCATGATCGCCGTTACGGCCTTGCGCTTGGTCGTGGCCTTGCTCACTTCATACGGCTCGGATTTCTTGCAGATGGGGCAGGCTACGCTGGCATAGTGCTCGCCCTCGTCATAAAGCAAGTCCTCGGGAATGTCCAGCTGCTTGGCCGTCTGCTCGGCGCGGGTCCGACTTCGGACAAACCTCGCCACGCCGGCCAGAGACTTGAGGGTGCCGGGGCCGGTATTCTTCAGCTCCGTGAACAACTCCACCCGTTCCCCCCGCTCATTCAGGCCTGTCTGAACGATATCAGCATCCGCGCCAATACCGCCCAAGTAAGGGATATCGGTCGTGGGGTCCCACATGTGGAGGCTCGGGGCATTCGCAGCCCGTTGAATCTCTGAGCTAGAGCCCCGAGTCCGCCGCTTCAGCTCCTGCACCTGAGCCCGCCAGTCAAGCGTTTCGGACAGGACATCCCTGAGCTTGTCGAAGCCACACCAGACGGTCAGGTCTTCGGTGCCCGTCCGATCCCGCATAGCCTGCTGGTATTGCTCCAGCTGATACGTGCGGTCGAGCAGGGGGCCAACCGCATCCTCGTTGACGCCAATCGGCAACTCGTCGTCGGGGGGCATTGCCACAACAGAAGGCTCGCCTAAGTGCTCCAGCAGAAACGCGCACTCTTCGCTGGAATAGGCCGTGCCCAGGAATCGGGCATCGGGCAGGTCGAGGGGGTTGGTCGGCTTCCTCCCCTTGCGTTCACGAACCATTGGAGTCTCCTCTCTCTCTCGTCTAGATGCGATGGGCCGGGGGTTAAATCCCGGCCCATGTAATGATTACAGTGTCGCCGCTGAGGCCTCCCTAGGCATCGGTGGAAGCTGTGATGTTCGATTCCATGCTGGACTCGCCGGCCAGATTGACGAGCCGGAGGGGCTGGAAGAAAGAGACTGCTACGCCAACCAGGGCCTCCGTGATGTTGGCCGCGTTGTCTTGCAGCATGATATCGATGGGACCCATGATCAGGCCCGTCGTCGTCGCCACCAGGGTAATGGCGATATCAGCTGCGTTCTCGGTCCAGATAGAGCTTGGTCGGGTTCCCCCACCAATCCGCAAGCGATTCTGGGCAGTGGTGACATTCTCGATCCCGGCAACCGCGAAGTTGCCATAGATGTTGAAGTCCTCGACCACCGCGTCATCCCCGCCCACCATAGACAGGGCCGTGTCAGCACCTGCCGCCGCTGCTCCCCGGTGCTCCCAGCCACTGATTCGCAGTCGGTCACAGGCGGCCGTGGTGACAATGAAGTCTGTCGCCTGCCCTGTCACATCCTCGGTCACGATATCGATCAGCGTGATATCGGCCGCCGCGAGATTGACTGGGCCGGTCAGCGCATCAAATCCGCCAGTAAAGCGGAAATTGATCATGGTCGTTCCGGCGCCCGTGATGTCCAGGTCAGCACCGACCACGGTCGTGAAGTTGATCTGGGGGCGGCGATTGCCGTTCCCAAGACCAATGACAGTCACGCCCGCCTTGTTCAACACGACGCCGGCCGCAGCCACAATGGTTTCGACGTGCAGGGGTGCAACCAGAATCAGGTCATCGGCAACGGCTAAGCCGATTGCTGTCGCCAGACTCTGAACAGCTGAATCCCAAGAGGCTCCGTTGCCCCCCAATGCCGCGTTGCTGTCAACGAAGATGGTCTTGGACCGCAAACCTCGCAGACCAACAACCAGTTCCGGGTTCATTGCGGACAGCGCATTTCGCGCATACCGCTTACTGATGCCTTCCATGAGTCCCATTCGTCAGCTCCTTAGTTAAGGATTCCGAGTCGCGCGTGGCCAACCTACCGATAAATCGGAGGCCGAAGCATCTTGAGAACAACAGTAACGCAGCATCCCGCCAGGGCCGTCAGTGTCCCCGTGAAGTCCTGGGAGAGCATTTGGCCTCCAGTGAGCCGCCTTACCGACTGGGCTGCCAACCCGGACGCCGTATTCTTGCTAACGGGCGTGTTCGCGGTCGATTTGAGGTTGAAGGTTGAGGACAGCACCGAAGTTCCTGCATCTGGAGCGGTCCCGGCCGAATGCTTCTTGATGTCCCCGGTGACGGCTCCACCATCGCTGCCGGCCACGGTGTGAGCCTCCTTCACCTCCACAACCTCATACTCCGCCCCTTCTGGGCAGATGAAAAGGATATGGTCAACCGGGAGGGCCGTCGCCGGGTTGATGTCAATTGACTTCGTAATGACTAGCGGCGTTTTCGCGTCCATCGTCTCTCCGTGTAATGATTACAGGGAAGCTAGACCGTAGAGGGCAAAGGGGATTACTCCCCTTCCACCTCATCTGTCGCCGTGCGAGCCGCGTAGTCCTCTGCCGATTCTCCCGGCAATGGGGGCTGATACGGCACCCCTCGGGGGCGGATCGGGTCATCCGGGCCGTCGTAGGGGTAGTCCAGGACTTCATCCTCGGACCCTGCATCACGTCGTTTACGGGTCATACATGCCTCCCAGATTCAGGTTAACGAGTGGACTTAGCTCTCGGCCACGTCCTGAAACTGGATACCGGCCTGGGGGTTGTCGCTCAGCACCTGAGCCTCCCAGTAGTGCCACACGTCGAAGCTGGCGGACGGCGTGGCCTTCATGCTGAAGTAGGGCACCATCTCATCGAAGATTTCCGAGAGCGGCGTCGGCACTTCGATGCCGTCGTGGCCAATCCAGAAGTGATCATCGTTCCAGCCGATGACACGGTTTGCCCGGAGATACGGCTCGCAGTGGAACGGCTTCCCGGAGAGCGTATAGGGGGTCGTGCCCTTGCCGTCTTCCTTGCCTTCCAGGTCCATGCCCTCACGGCCGAATCCCGGCTTGTCGCCGTCCGCGCCCAAGGGTCGGATTTTGTTGTAGGCAAAGTAACGGTCCCGGATCAGGTCCCCGGCGTATCGGGCCATGATGTTGCTGTTGGCGGCGTAGCGGCTTGGTTGCACTCCGCCCCGCTCCCGCATCAGGTTCTCGCCGGAGATAAGCAAGTCCTCGGTGAAGGCGCGCAGCGTCCCGCCATTGGCCTTGACGTTGCCTTTGTAAAACTCATTGCCGGCGGTCGAGCGGTTGATGCCTCCAATGTTGCCGACTGTGGCCGGTGGGTTGACGTTGCTGATCCAGGCTCCGAGCCCGTGGAGGGAATAGGAGACGCCGCCCGTGACCTGTTCAGATGTCACGAAGTAGTCGCCAGCCGCCGTGCCTGCTGCTGCCGCGCCCGAAATGGTCACAGTGCGAGCTTCCACGTCGAGAGAACTGATGCTCCGGTCGGCCACCAGCTCAGTTGTGTTGTCGCTGGCATCGATCAGGTCCACCGACATCCCCTGATCCATGAAGGGCAAGGAGTTGACGGTAATGGTTGTGTCGTTGTCAGCATCCGGCAGAATGGCCAGCTCACCCAGTCCGGTGAAGCTGCACACTTGCGAGTTGATAACGCGGAACACGCGGCGCTTGATGCTGTTGTCCATGAAGTTCATGGCCGTCTCAAACGCATCCTTGCCCCGTGACGCCTGCCTCAGCATCTTCCAGGTGATATCCCACACGGCCTGAAATTCGATGAGGGAGAACGTGGCTTCAGCAGTGGACGGCTGGGGCCGCTTGGTCGTCAGAGTCGCGCCCTCGGCCATACCCACCATATGGCCAGCATTCTGCTTCTGGTAGGGGATGATCCACTGGCCGCGTCCGCCAACCGTCTTCTTCCGGCGCTTCAGCAGGTTCCAGATGACTGTTTCGACGGAGGCAAGATACAGCATCTTGTCTACGCCGTAGCTGTATTTGAACAGCTCCACCACGTCTGAGACGCTAACGGCGAACGCGAAATTGGGGAGCAGAAACAGGGCGACCAGCGCCAGGGCTCCAACCCTCCAACGTCGATTGAGGCTCATGAGTAAGGTCAACATACGGCTCTCGTCTCCCTGTGTGTGTCGGTGTAATGATTACAGCGGCCTACGTGTTTGCTTCCCCTGCAAACGCGGCGTCGGCCAGTTCCCGGTTGGTGAGGAGTCGCCCCTTGCCGTTGGCCCCCGTGGACTGACCTTTCCGGGAGAACAGGCGTTGCTTCTGTCTGAGCTTTGCGGATTCCAGCTCGGCCTTGTCGAGAGCCTTGAACATCTTCCGAAGGCCGTCGAATCGTGCCTTGACCAGCTTCTGGAGCGGCTCTCCTAGCAAACGTGGCTGGTCTTCGTCGGCGTAGGAGAGATACAGATCCCGCGCCAGATCGTTCAGAATCTCCGAGCCTTCAACCCGCTTACCGTCAAGAACCGGGAGCTTCAGGGCGTCAATGGCCTTGCTCACTTCCCCCATGAACGCCTGCTCGTCACGGGCGGAGTCGTGATGGCTGAGGCGCGTCCGCACGTCTTTGATGCCCTCGCCCATTGTCGGCAGAACTTTGCCCAGCTGGGCCTGCAGACCCCGGAACATGGCCGCGACGGTCTTCCCGTCAATCACGTCCATGCGTTCGATTTGGGCCAACGGGTCCTGGTCCTGGTCAGAGGCTCGGCGGCGGGGTTCCTGTTGCTGCCTCTGCTGCTGCTGCTGGCGGCTCTTCTGGGGGGCCTGACCCTGCCGCTCACGGAGAATCTGGGCCACGGCACCCATAACCTTGATGTTCTGTTCGTTCTGGGTGCGGAGGCCATACGCCTGCTTCAGGTCCCCGACTCTTACCGGATCTTTGATGCCAGGAACGCGAACGTAGTCATCATCGGACTTGAGGGCCAGGGCCTTGGCCATCCGGGCCTTGGGGCTGTTGTCGCCCTGTCCTTCGCCTCCAGTGCCCTCCCCTTCGCCTTCACCCTCACCGGCACCCGCACCTTCGCCTTCGCCCTCCCCTTCACCTTCTCCCCCAACACCGCCTCCGCCGTCCCCATCGTTGTCATACATCGGGGAGTCCGGCATGTAATGATTACATCCGGGGTGAAACGGTAGGCTGTCTGGACGGCTGAAGTAGTCGCGGACAAAGCTGGTTGATCTGGTCATGGTGAAATCGTCCCCTCTCTGAGACTCTGGCTGCTGGTTGTAAGAATCCGGGGCTGAGATGTCAAGTCCCATCCCCGGCTGGGGCAGAAACCCTTGATTCTATTGGGGTTGCATGGGAGCGATAGGCCGCCGTTGGGGTTGCCGTTGGGGCTGTCCCCCCTGGGATTCACCCAGGAGTTGCCGCATCCGCTGCTCCAGTTGATCCATGTTGTTGCCCCCGAGGTCCCCCTGTGCCTGAACTTGCTGAATGGCGGCTTCCGCGGCTGCCGACGCCGCCATAGCAGCGGCCTGCTGGCTGGCCTGGGCCATTGCTGACTGCACCATCTTGTTATCCACAGATTGCTGCCGGGCCTGATCAATCTGGGCCAGGATAGCTCGATGAGAGTCAAAGAGGGTCAGGAGTGCCCGCTGGTAGGTTGGGCTGGCCTCCAGAAACTCCGTTGTTTCCATCGCGTCCTGATACTCATCCATCATGGCGTCATGGGGCCAGAAAGGATAGGTCACGAAGGACTGACTTGTGTCGGTTCGGAACAACGTGGGCTTTGGCAGCAGGGGGGCTCCGTCTGGTCCCATACCCTGCTGGGGCATGTCCTGGACCGTGAGCTTCCCCTTACGGACCCATTGCAGAAGCTGCCGCGCCAGCTTTCGGCCTCTGACTTCTGTAGACTCCCGCTGCTTGTCGTTGTATTTCAGGTCCTTCGCCACCTTCGACCAATCCATGGTGCCGGTCCTAGGATTGGTGTAGAGCCCTGGAGCCCACTGCATCCGCTCCCTCACTCGTGCCTCCCGCATAGATGCCGACTCGGGGAACACAGAGCCAGGGTCCACAGTGACTTGGAAGTCTACGCCAGCCCGGAGCACTTCATCGGTATGAAACTCCAGGACTTCCGTCCGCATGTCCTCGCCCGTGTAGTTGAGAGTCCGAATGGGTGGATAGAAGGCTTTGATGCGGTTGACTCGCATCATTTTCTCGCGGGCGAATTGCTCGGCCAGATGCTTGTAGCGAGGGCCGTCCTCAGAGTCCAGAATTTCCTGTAAGAGCGGGAGGGCTAGCGGGCCTCGCATCTGGGCCGGCATCTTCTTACCGCTGGACAGATCGGAGGAGCTGAGGGCGTCCAGCGTCTCCATACTCAAGCGAATGGACTCGGGGAAGAAGGGGCTAATGTTGCCTCGGGGCACGGTCTGGACAAGGGGCGTCCCCTCATCGCTCAGGCCCCCCTCCACAATGCCGGGGAAGTCAGTCGGGATGTCTCGTTTGGAAATGTCGCCACCTGTCAACAGCAGTTCATAGAGCTGGGCATTCGATGCCTCCCCCAGCTGAGAGAACCGCTTATTGATGAACTTGCTCATGCTCTGCAGGTCCCGCATGAAGCCACGGGTCCAGATAGAGCTGACGGGGGCCGACCAATGGTAATCGACCACGGGCACCTCGGGGTAGGGGTTATCCCCCTTCTCCAGAGCCTCCTGGTCCGGCACGAAGAAGGACCGTAAGCCCTCGGGATTCTCCTCGGACTGAGGTTGATAGCGGGTGAGGACAATGCAACTGTCCGGGTCATCCTTCCCCTGAGAGCCTTGAATGAGGGGTAACAGGTCTTTGAGGTTGACCCCAGAGACGGGAACCCCCCGATCAATCAGCTGCGTCTCAATGATACTCAGTTGCTTGGAGGGAGTGAGCTTGGCCGTGGCCTTATTGCCAAACGTGGCCTTAATCCAATCGAACGTGCGGATGTCGGCCAGATAGATGGCCTGATCGGGGCCAAGGAATTTGACCTGCTTGACGCTGGCGTCCACAAAGACCCGGAAAGGGTCATAGATGTCCGCCCCGAAGTCGCCCACGGCCTGGACTTCAACCGAGGGGGAGAACCGCTCGGGCGCAACCCGGCCAGACTGCACGAGCTGCTCCAGCACACGCTCTGGGATTTCCTGCTCCGTGAGACTGTCCTTCCAGATGATATCTCCCGTGGCCTCGTCATACTTGGGCATCACATCCTGGGTGACGGCCTCTTTCCAGTCGCAATGCTCAAAGCAGACGCCGCACGTCACCAGCCATGTGTAGATTTCCCAGAGTAACGTATCCTGCTGGGCCTTGAAGTCTGTCGCCGGGATGAGCTGGTCTGAGATGACATCGGCATGGTCAAAGGCCACGCCGTCTTTGGTATTTGGGGACGCCTTGAAGCGATGATTGATGGAGAAGTGCCGACCAATACGCTTGTCTGCAGCCCGCCGGGCCAGAGGCACAATGAGCCGGAGCTTATTCTTGTCCCGTTCGTGGCGGAAGGCACGGGTCAGGACAGCATTCTGAACCTGGATGCTCTGATGTTCTCCCTCATACAGAAGGAAGTCGAGGAGCATGGCGGCTTCGACCCCGCCACGCTGCCGATGCTTCTGATGGCGGAGTCGCTTCCAGTCTCGGCTCCAGGCGTCTACGTCCGAATCTATCCTATCCAGCATCGACGCTCCTACGCCTTCCGGCGAAGTATACTTTCAGTAATCAGAGTAATCAGACTCGGCAGACCCCAGGTTTCGGAGCCGGACTCTGTTTCGACCGTGACCCAGCCATACCATTGCCCTGTTGCTATGTTCTTCCGGCCCCGAACATTCGTGACGTGCAGCATGTGGTTTGTTTGATGCCCGTCACGGGTGTAGACTCGGTAGCTACCCAAAAAGAGCTGGTCCCCCAGCGTAGGCTTATGGGATCTACATGTTCCCCATGTTCGGGTCCGTAAACTCGTCTTCGGGATCTGGATGTCTCGATTCGTTGGCATCATGCGGGCGACCCTCGACAGCATTCATCCGCTCGTTCCAGTCCTCTAGTGTCTCTCCCGGACGAGCTTCGTCAGCCGCCGCATTGTAGTCATCTGCGACCGATTCGTCTTCATTTTCAGTTTTCTTAGGCTTTTCACGCTTTCGAGCCATGTGTCCTCCCGCCGGATGTAATCATTACACCTAGTTCTGGCCGAGATGGGGGTCCTGAGCTGGCGGTTTCATCGTCATCCCATGCCGGCGGGCGAGTTGTTCCCGCATGGTCTTTGCCTTACCCGGTGTTTCGAGCCTGAATTTCGGATGAGGCCGGCGACTGGCCACATGCTCGACTCCATCAAGGCAATGGTCCTTTTTCTTCAGTCGCTGCATCTTACCGCTGCCCACAGATTCATGCTCGGGCCACTCGGCTTCTTCCATTTCATAGGGGATCACCTTGAGCCACGGCATAAGATGTAGCCGGCCACTCCGGGTGTATTCACGGGTGATTTCTGTCCGCAGTTCCAGGGGCTTGCGATTCATCTTGAACCGGAAGCCCTTAATCACCTCGGTCTTGAATGGCGTATTAGCATCGGCCCAGGCAAAGTTACGGGATTGGCCGGTCCAGCGGTGCATCCGAGAGCGGAACCAGAGCAGCCATTCGCTCACGGTCATGCCGGTTAGCTCAATCGTGCCGTCCCCGGTATAGTGATAGTTCGGAAACTCCTCCAGGACATACAGCTCATAGTCAGGGTCGATCGCACAGATAGCTCCGCCGAGATAGGTCCCGGTATCGGCCCCGGCCAGAATCTCCCAGGATTTCGGGATACGCAGATTATCGGCAGTCAGCATCTAGTGGACAGCCTCTCGGACTTCCTGGAGATACGCCTGACGGTCCTCCCAGGCAGTAACAACACTGGGCTTCCAGATTTTCGGATGGGTGCCGGGATTACAGGTAATGGCCTCCCGACTGAAGCTGTAGACCCGCCCGACAAAGCCCCCGACCCGACCGAGCCAGGAGATCATAAACTTCTCTTTGCTCATGAGCGCCCCCGGCTGTAGACCTGAGGCTTCAGCCATGGCCATGAGCCCCGGTGCAAACTCTCTCAGTGTAGCCCAGTCGGGCAAGTCGGCCATCAGCCCCGTCAAGTCAAACGAGAAGGGATTGACGAAGGCATTGTTATCGCAGACGCAGTGCCAGTCTGGATTGTGCCCGTGACCCATCGTATGAAGCACCTTGACCCAGGGCTTATCCGGGGTTGAGGTGAACACGGCAAAGCCCTTCTCCACACGCAGGTTCTGGGCGTGGCCCGTGTATGCTTCTAGGCCGGGCAGCTGATAGACTTCGTTGAAGATGTAGGTGGTGAGCTGGGCACCCCGCATCAGGTCTTTGTTCTGCCAGCTTTTCACACTGAAGCTACAACCGTTCAGCAGCTCCAGATACATGCGGCCGGCCCGCACATCGTTATAGCGATGCTTCCATTTCTTGATAATAGGGTTGGTCCCACTAAGGAGTGTCTCGCAGAGATACTCAAACTCGTGCTGGGACGTGGCGTATTCCAGCCCCACCATCTCAATCGTTGCGCCCGGCAGGCAGGCGAACCCAGAGGCCCACATACCAATATTGCGGGACTTGCCCATCTTGAAGCTGGCCAAGAGGCTGACCTTGTGGGCGATCACCCCGGCATTGACGACGGGAATCCCTTGGCGGTCCAAGTAGCTAAATTCTCGGGGAACCGCGAGCCGCCACTCCTCTTTGGCGAAGTTGTCTGTCTCGGCTATCCGCTGGGCGTCTGGGTCCTCAGGCAAGCACGGGACAAGCAGCCGGACAGGCTTGGGCTTAATGAGATAGTGGGCCGGGTCCGTAATCTTCGGGTCGTAGGGGGGCTCCTCCCACTCAGGAGCCTCCACGACTTTATTAGTCAGCTCCCAGCCCTCCGAGGCTAGACGGAAGGCTGCCTGAGGCGGAAACTCCACGAAGCCGACACGTTTATAGATGTCGGCCCGGAATTGCCGGACCATCAGGTCTCGGAGAGAGGGGGCGAGATGACAGGCCATGTAATGATTACATCAGGGGACTCGGAGTAGGCTGAAAGTGTGGATGCGGTTCTCCAGGCCCTCCTCATATTTCTTGTTGGGCGGGGCATCGGTCCAACGGTCCACCATCTCCAGGCGGGCATAGAGGCAGGCCAAGTGCATGTAGCGCCACTGTTTGGCCTCAGCCGGCATACTGAGCAATGATCGGGTCAACAGGTCCATATTCCCTGTCCTGGTCACGCCTAGGACCCGCTGGAGCCATCGAATCGCTAACGCCCCGCCCGAGTTGTAGCCGAAGTCCAACATGAACAAGCGGAGAGGCTGGTAGGGAATGGCATCCAGCCCCATTTCCTGGGAGATCTGCTCCAGGAGCCAGCGCACAATTGCCCGTGCCTCTTCGTGGGTTAGCCCTTTCAGGTCCAGTATCGTCGCTCGGCGGGGCAGTTCCATTGCACTATAGAATCGTTGTAGGGCAGGGAGCGTAATGCCCCCTCGGGCCGTAGGTTGGTCGTTCTTGGGGGGCTCACTGTAGATGTCGCCCTCTTTGATGAACACGTCGTCAATGATGGAGTCGAGTGTTTTCATGATGCTCCGTGGGAAAGTAGCCGAGCCCCCCGGCATTCGGATGGTGAGGGTCTGTGACCGTGCGACGTTCTAGGCGACCTTGCTTGCGAAGTGTCTGGATGGCTTTATCAGCAGCAGGCTTGGACATGTTTAACCGGCGGGCAATATCAACGCCCTGATAGCCAGGGAGTCGGGCCAAGAGAGCCATCACGGCCTCTAGGTTGGTGTGACCCCCGCGAGGCCCCATCAGTCAAACCCCCCACGCCCCCCAATACTCCAGAATGGAGGATTGGGGCCTTCGGCCCCCCTCCTCCAGCGGCGTAGCTTATCGATACATGATTGGGTTGTCAAGCTCTTTGTTTCTATCCGCGTAGACTGAATGGGGCAGAGCCCCAGACAGGCGGAGCGGCAGCGAACCCGAACAGTCACGCTTCCCATTACATCTTAAAGTTGGGTTCGGGGCTCAGTTGGGGGGGCGTCTTTTTGCCGGCCGACCGCTTGGCCTGGGCCTCTCGCGCCATATCGAGCGCATACCGGGCGAATGCCTGCATGGGGTCCAGCTCGTCGGGCTGTTGGCCCAGCGCCACTTTTAGCACTTCGCGGGCATATTTGATCTTGTCGATGCCCTCCCGTGAGTCCACGTCGTTGAAGTTGGTTGCAAAGAGATAGAAGCTGATTTCAGCCGTAGATTTCTCCAGGGCAATTCGCATGCGGTCCTCGGCCGGCAGCTCATGAAACGCGCCCCCGTTGATATTGCCAATGGCCTCCACCACCAGCACGTCATGGACCCATTGGCGGGCCACGGTTTTGACCACATCGATCATCCCCGGCCCGCCCGTGGCTAATTGGGGAGCACAATAGAGCACGGCTCGGGGTGCCGGGCAACCAATATGTAAGAGTTTGGCAAAGACCACGGCCAATTCAATCGTCATCGGCGGGGCATTCCCCAACTCGTTCTCGGCCCGCTGGGTCAATGTGCGCGGAGGTGCTGGTTTCTTGGCCATTAGCGGGAGGGCTCGGCCTGACCTTCAGCAGAGAAGAGAGCCGTGGGAAATAACTTGCGGGCCATGGTCCTACAATGCGTCGCGTTCTTATAGCCCTCGCCGCAGTTCGCCAGAATCCGGCCATTCTTCGCCCGCAGCGTCCATCGCCACTCTCCCTGTTTGTCCCGATAGAGCAACACCCTCATCATTCACACTCCTGGAACGGTCGATTGGTGAGAGTCTCGGTGTAATCATTACATTTGTCAATGCCTCTACCAAATAGGCGTGCGTTCGGCTCAAAAGGCCCGATGCCCCCATGAGTAAAATTTGTAGGTGACCCAGCCCGACCCCTCT